ACTCAAGCGGGAGGTCAAGTTCTGGACTCAGACTGTTGGTGCAAAAACACCAGTGGTCATGTTCAACAAACATGACAAATCCCCGTTTATCGCAATGGTGGACGGTAACAAACCAAGCAAGACTACGAAAGTAGTCCTGTAAGGTAGCAGTAAAGACCCCGGCCGGGAAACCGGCCGGGTTCCCTAAACTCTCTGGAGAAAAACGATGAAAGAGATCAAGCGCAAGACCTTCGTGGTCAAGTACAAGTACGGTTCTCAATGGTACGAGTTCCACACCACAACCAAAGACAAGGCCTTTGACTTTGTAATACGAAAGCAAAGTGACCCTCGGATGGGCGTGGCAGTGATTAAGACCAAGTAAACCAAAGGAGTCCGGGCGAAAGCCCGGCTCCTGAACCGGAGAAAACCATGAATGAAAACATTAAGATCTTCCTGATAGCCCTTGCAGTCTGGCCTGTGTTGTATGTACTGCTAGTGCTGATGATGTCCCTGTAACCAACGCCCGGCGAAAGCCGGGTTTTTTTTTCTGCCTTGTTTTTTATAAATAAAAACCCATACGTCGGGGGTTTATAGGCCATACATCGCACATCATGTCTCATAATGGGGTATAAATGGGTCATACATGCAACTATCTACACTATCTAAACTTGACATCGGCCAAAACACGGGATTTGGATAGCGTAACTTGACAATGAAAATGTATAGTTTGTAGGAATACCAAGGGATTGCTAGTGTATATGTATAATTATTCTATCTAACTATCTAAATTATCTATCATTTTTTGCATGTCTTTGTTTCCAACTTCGATGACTGACTTTACATGTAAAGTGCGATATGATAATCCAACTAATTGTAGTGCCACATTATCACGAAAAACATAGATAGTTTAGATAGTTGCATTATTCCCAAACAAAATCAATGACTTACACTATCCGTAAAGTTAGATAGTTCACATCTACTTGACATCAGATCATAGATAGTTGCCCCGTCTGATGCACCATCAACCTTACAGTCTTACATTTGAAGTGGCGCGACTTGACAACCGGCTCGGCTTCGGCGAGTCTGGGAGTGTCCCCAACGGGATCAGCGTTATGACATAACAGTCATAACTTTACATTAACTTTCATGGAGATTATGAAATGAAAAAACTTAAACCAACCCATGTCAATGTCATCTTACGCCCTAAAGCACAAGACATTGCAATTGAAGGTACATATGATGCTAACAACATGCCATCATCTGACGGCAAGTTTAGCGTTGATGATGGTAAGGCGATATATGCTTACATGGTTAAGAAGTCTAAGGAACTTAACAAGCCAATTCATACTTGGTCACCCAAGGATAATGCAGGTAAGAACCCTATTGTAAAGTTCAACAAGTTTGACAATGCACCTTACATTGCATTGGTCAACAATACCGAAGCATCACGCCAACCATCACCTGCCAAGGTGATCCTTTAATCCCGATGGAACGGTAGCAATACCGTTCCTTTTTCTTTTTGTTGGAGGATATATGTCTGCACTTACCGTTGATGTACCTGATTTACTTGACTTGGTTGACACCATAACTTTACATGAAGCAGGGTTGGAGGAGTATACGCCATCATCTGACTACATGTTTGGCATTGGGGATTCCAATGCTTGTTCGGTCTATTCATACACCAATTGGTTCTATGACGGTGATGAGTCAGCATTTAGCCCCATCTAACCTTACAAGAACGGAGAGCATATGAAGCAGATAGCCAATGCGGATGCAAGACCTTATGTTGCAAGACGGGAGCCATTCAAGGGTAGCAACCTATGGAGTGAGTGCCGTATGACCGATGACCAAGACTCTACGAGGGTTTATGTGGTGTATTCCTACGGTCAGCACTTCCCAATGTGGGTCTATGACGAGGCAACCTACCAATGGTTTGGCAACTATGACAAGTACAGTCGTACCACATCCAAGCATAAGGGGCAGACCCATCCCCTTGGGGTTGACATCAAGTGGTACGACACCCAAACCATGATTCAACTATCCATACATGGCTATCGGGGGATAGCAAGCAACCGAGTTTTATACGGAAGGAGAGCGGCATGAGTAGACCAAGATGTAAAGTATGCGACACACCATACCCAACACGACGCAAGAAGTTGGGGTATGACACATGCTTAAAGCATGGCAATGCCAAGCGGCAGTTTACGGTAGCCATACCGTACTCCAAAGGTGCATATCAGTTGATATACAACCCTGCCGATATGTTTATGACCAACCCAAAACAAGTGAGGGGATGATGCCGATACCTTTACATGAGTCAGCACAGAGTGTGGCGTGGTTCGCCATTGCGGTAGTGGTGGGTATAGCGGTCTTGCTATGGCATGACTGCCGTAAAGAAACTAAGGAAGATCAACGCAAGAAGGAGAAAGAGCATGATTAGGATGATGTGGTTCATAGCGGTCTTTGCCCTGTTGGGTGCTATTGGTGGAGTGATATTCGGATGAAGAAACCTACACGGATCATCATTGACTTTCTGATTGCAACCATATTCGGCGTACTCGTTGCCATTCTGTTCATGGAGTGGTGGGTAGGGTGCGGTGAATCGTATGTCGATGCCCTTGGTAGACGGCATATGAACGAGTGTTTGTTTCTAAACCTATAAGGAGAATGACATGAAGCGTCTGTTCATGCTACGGCATGGCAAAGGTGGAAGGGTAGTGCGAAGTATGGAGGGGCAACCATTGTACTTTGGCGATAAGCCAAGTGCTAAACAAGCCCGACAGGAAGGACAAGTTGTGTCCTATGGCGTTGACCATCGCAAATACAAAGGAGAATGATATGCGAGCCACATTATTGAAAGATACATTGAAGTCGTTGTTTCCCATTCAGCGGACTGTTGCCATTGAAGGCCCTCCCGGTGGTGGTAAGACAACCATTGTGCATGAAGTTGCTCAAGAGTTGGATGTCGAGTGCCGTGAGGTACATATGCCGACCATGCTTGTCGAGGACTTTGGCATCCCGATGCTTGAAGGGGAGTGCATGCAGTACAAGTTACCCCATTGGTTCCCCGTCAAGGGCAAAGCACCTGAGCGTGGCATCTTGTTGTTCGATGATCGCAACCAAGCGAGTAATGATCTGCAAAAGGTATTGGCTAACATCTGTCAAGCCCGTACTTTACATGGTGTGCCAATGCCTGATGGGTGGCAAGTTGTATCAACGGGCAATCGTCAGTCCGACAGAGCAGGTGCAAACAAGGTATTGACCCATCTGCGTAACCGTGAGACTGCCATTGAGTACGAGACACACCTTGATGACTTCACGACATGGTGTATTGACCACGGAGTTAAGCCTGAGGTGGTGTCGTTTACTCGCTTTAAGCCCGGACTGTTGCATGACTTTGATCCACAACGGGATCAAAACCCTAGCCCTCGTGCTTGGGTTGAGGGTGTATCTGATGTGCTTGGTACTGTCCCTGCTGAAGCAGAGTATGAGTGCTTTAAGGGTGCAGTAGGTGAGGGTGCGGCGGCAGAGTTCGTTGGGTTCGTTCGGATATTCCGTACTCTGCCTAACCCCGATGCGATCCTGCTTAACCCCGCAACGGCAGATGTACCCAAAGATCCTGCTACGAAGTATGCCTTGGCAGGTGCATTGGCTGACCGTGCAACGGAAGCAAACTTTGAACGGGTATGTACTTATGCAGAGCGTATGGATGGTGACTTCTCAGTACTGACGATCTCATATGCTTGCCGTAAGAAGCCTGAGTTGACCAACACTCAAGCGTTTACGAAGTGGTCGGTCAATCACCAAGATGTATTGTTCTAACTAGCAGTTATGGGGTGCAGACACAGCCCTTTGTGGTACTACCGCCTAGACATCCTCCTCGTTTGTCTTGCAACCTGTACTACTCGGCAGTCTGTACCCCACCCATAACCTTGAAGGAGTGAAGATGAATCTATCTGACCGTGCATTACTTGTGCAGTTGACCATATCCCAATGGACTGCAAGGAAGTATGACAAGAAGGCAACCCAAGAAGTTGCTACAACCTTTAACGCATCGAAGGATGCGGGGCGATACAACAAGTCGTTGCTACCCATGAACGACTACCTTGATCGGGTGCATAAGAAAACCACATTCATCCGTGAGAAGTTGTACAAGAACACTCTGCCGTGGGGTATGGAGGGCGTGATGATGCTACCCACGACCAACTACCTTGCCTTTATGAACGAGTTTCGTAAGGAGAAGAACGAGTGGTTGACCCTTGTCAATGACTTCAAGTCCAACTATTTGCAGTTGAAGGATGATGCAAAGCGAGTGCTTGGGCAGTTGTATTCTGATGCTGACTACCCTACGGAGGGTGAGGTGGGCAACAAGTTCAAGATCGACATGGCAGTATTCCCTGTGCCATCGACTGACTTTAGGGTAGCCATCTCATCCGATGAGTTGTCTCGCATCCAACAAGATGTTGAGGCAAGAGTTGCATCGGCTCAGGCAGAAGCGATGAAGGAGGTATGGCAACGACTGTATGACAGAGTGAAACATATGGCTGAGAAGTTGGCTGATCCCAAGGCAATCTTCCGTGACACGATGGTAGAAAACCTGCAAGAACAATGCGCCATGCTCACTCGACTTAACTTTATGGATGACCCGAACCTTGAAGCCTTACGGCAACAAGTTGAGGGAACACTTGCAACGCATCATCCCGATGCTTTGCGTAATGATCCTGACCTACGCCGTGATACTGCGGCTGAAGCGAAGGCAATCATGGACAAAATGTCAGTCTTTATGGGAGGTTAATATGACAACACTTGCACCTGACTCAGTAGTTCGCAATACCAAGTATGTGGATATGACTCCGCTTACTGATGCGGAGAAGGCAAAGCAACATAAGCGCATCATCAAGGCTCGTACTGCCTTGGTGTTGGAGCATCCGTTCTTTGGCAACATCGCATTGAACCTGCCGTTTAACTTCAATGACACGATCCCTACTGCCCGTACCAATGGCAAGCGGATCGAATACAACCCACGCTTTGTCGAAGCATTGGGTGATGAGGAAGTCAAGTTCCTTGTTGCCCATGAGTGTGGTCACCCTATGCTTGAGCATAACTTCCGTAGAGGTGAGCGTAGTCCACGCCGTTGGAATCAGGCAGGTGATTATGTAATCAACAAGTTGTTGACCGATGAGGGTATCGGCAAGATGCCCGAAGGTGGACTACTCAACGATGCACTATACCAAGCAGGTAATGGTGTGACTGATGCTATCTACAACTTGTTGCCCGAAGATGATGGCGGTGAGGATGGTGATCCTATGGATGACTGCGAAGATGGTGATGGCAACCCTGCCGAACAAGCACAACAAGCGGCAGAGTGGAAGGTCAAGGTAGCACAAGCGGCACAAGCGGCGAAGATGATGGGCAAAATGTCGGCGGCATTGGAGAAGTTTGTCGGTGATGTACTGAATCCCAAGGTCGATTGGCGTGATGTGATGCAACGCTTCCTTGTCAAGTGCAAGTCTGACACTCGTTCATTCGCTAGACCCAACCGTAGATTCTTGTCGCAAGGATTGTACTTGCCAACATCATCGGGTGAAACATTAGGTGAGTTGGTCTTTGCCATTGACTGCTCAGGTTCCATTGGTCAAGCAGAGATAGATCAGTTTGCGGCAGAGGTACGCATGGTCAAGGAAGATCTCATGCCAACAAAGATCCATGTGATTTACTTTGATAGCGAAGTCTGCCACTACGAATCGTATGAACCCAACGATACGCTGAACATCAAGCCTCATGGCGGTGGCGGTACTGACTTTGCCCCTGTGTTTGAGTACATGGCAGAGCATGGCATTGAGCCTGTGGCATGTGTGTTCTTGACTGACTTGTGTTGCAATTCATTCGGTGAGCAACCGTCATGCCCTGTGTTGTGGGTATCTACTCATGCAGATGAAGCACCGTTCGGTGAAGTGGTGATGATGTGATGGACTTGACTATCGGCGAAATGATTGTGGGTGCGGTGTACTTTGCTATGGCAGGGTACATCATGTACCTACAACATATTGTAAAGAAAGCATCGGACAAGACTGACTTTTTACAGTTGGTCTTGGTCGATATATGTGATGGCAAAGTTGATATACGGAGGACTCGTCATGGATTTGCAGTCAGTAAAAAACAACAAGCAGTTAATGGAGAAGTATCGTGAGATCAATGTGTACGATGGGTGGTGGGACTTTATGTACGAGACATTCAAAGAACGCATGGAGTCGGTGGGTATTGCGGTCACAGACATTTACTTCTCAGGCTTTTGGTCGCAGGGTGATGGTGCATGCTTTGAGGGATTCATCGGCAACTCCCCGCTCTACATGGAGAAACATTATCCGAAGAAGAATCAGTATCCATTCATCAAGAAGTTAGTAAGCGAGGGTGGCAATGTTCACTTCCATGTAAAGCATCATGGACATTACTACCACGAGAATAGTATCCGCACCGAGATCATTGTCGATGACTTTAATGGGGTTATGTCTGCCCCGACAGAGTTACAGCAACAAGTATTAGAAAGATGGGATGAGGAATTAAACAAAGAAGTTACCGAGTTTGAAACCGATGCAACCATACAGTTCCAAGGCTACATGCGTGGTCTGTATCGTGACCTTGAGAAAGAGTATGACTACTTGGTAAGTGACGATGCAGTAGCCGAAGCAATTATCGCAAACGATTTAGTGGAGGTGCAAGATGACAATCAACAGTCCGTTTTACAAGCAGTTAAAGAAGGAGATACGAGTGACCGTAGCAGAGGAAGCGATAGCAACCATCAACAACTTGGTGCGTGTGGTGCATGACCTGTACCCTGACCCTGAGTTCGTAGCACAGTACGGTGTAGATGAGGTATTAAACCAAGCCCAAGTGACACTTGGCAAACTTAAAGGAGAATGACATGGCAACAGTACGATTCAGCAAAGAGTTCAAAGACTCTATTCTAAGAAACGCTAGGGCAGTATTCGACAAGCGTATATCCGATGCGGAGAACACCAATCACTTTAGTAATTGGGGTGACCGCCTATACGACATTGTGTTTGAACCCTATGTCGCATCAATCAACAACCTACCCATCGAGTTCTTTTCGACAAGTGATGTGCTTTCGTTCCAAGGGTTCTTCAACATCTCAACAAGTACAGAGCAAGAATACTTGCGGGACATTAACATCTCATTGAAACTATCTACCAAGCGACCATTCCCCCACGAGGTTATCAACGGTAGACCATACAAGAAAGACCGTTGGTCTAACTACGAGATCAAGATCGAGGACATCCCCGAAGTGGCAGAGTTCAAGCAACTTGTTGTGGATTGGAAAACCAAGTGCATCGAGATCCGTAAGCAACGAGACGAGTTCGTTTCCGCAGTAGATAAAGTGATCGAATCCCACGCTACCCTTGCACCTGCCCTCAAGATGTGGCCTCCCTTATGGGACTTGGTGAACGAGGAGTACCGTGATCGCCATCGTGAGGTGGTCGAGCGGGTCAAACCATCTGAGAAAGTACAGGCATTGGAGGAGGAAGGCATCAACCTTTCTGCCCTGACTGCTACCGTTGTTGCCCACAAACTAACCAAGTAAGGACAGACATGACTGAACGCACCCACTATTGGTGGAATAATTGCGCCCTGCGTACCTATTCCGATGCACTTTCATTCTTCAACCGAGCCAAGAATAAAGATAAGGGTAAACCCTTATGCACTTGGGCTAGGATATTTCGTGAGGGGGATACTCTTGACTTCTACTATGGCGACAAAACAAACGGTGTAAAGTTTGCTGAGTTAACACCTGACAACATCTTTACATTTGTTGCGTCGCCTCACGATCTGCGTAACCTATGCGCCGTTACATTCTCGTCAAGTTTGTATCGTGCCGTGCCATTCATGTGGCAACGGGTTGCCACGGGGAGGTATCGCATCCAACACACTAGCCATATCCCATACGACACAAACCGTATGGATTGGGGGTACATGCGTACCAAAGCAATCCACTACGAGAAGGGGCTACGCTTCAACATGTTGACAGGTGAGTGCCTTAACTCCCCTCCGGAGTACACCGAGCAGGTTAATGAAGTCAACCGCAAGGAATGGCTACGGTCATTACGCAAGTTTAAGTACGCCATGAAAGTCAGGGGGCGTATCGGTGCGTTCGATCCCATCATTCAATCAATCAAGTCCGACTCCAATGCGATGGCACATAAAGGTATACCCGATTGGTCAGATCCCCTATGGCTAAACGCCCTTACAGAATCCATCAAGACAGGTGAAATAAATATGGAAGTGATGCGTGGGTTTGTTGCACATGCTCTGTTTGATCGTTGGTATTATCATCGTGGTTCAATCAAGAGTGAGAATGTCTTAGATACTGTGGACTCGGTATGTACTACATTCAGTTTCGATCTGCGTAAAAAGTTTGGAGTGTTCAATGCGGTGTCCCCAATGCAAGAAAAGACTGAAGTGTCTCGACACAAGATGGCAAGACACGGAGAAACTAACCATACGGAGATGGAGGTGTGAGTGTGGTATCCAAGGTAAGACTAAGGAAGTGTGGCTATCTACCCCCGTCAAAGCACAACCACGGAAACCAAAACCAAAGAAGTTGACAGTTAACCAAGCCGCTAATCGGTTGATGAAAGCCTTACATGGAGGGCGTGTGCCAAAGAAAGAGAAACAAGTTGCAGTAAAGCACACGCCTACCAAGTCCATGTTCGAGGATACCGATGAGGACTACGGTGAAAACATAGGAGACTTAGGGTTAGACATACCTAGAAATTTTGATTGAAGGAGTGTAGTATGAGGAAAGAAAAAATATATGAGGTGCATGACGATGAAGGTGCTTTGCGAAACTTCTTCACACTAGAAGAAGCCAACAAGTTCGCACAAGACAGGGGGCTAACCCTTGTCATTAGGATCGTGGAACATCCTAGTCCACCGAAGTTCGACCCATCTACCTTAGACCCCGCACCTTTTTAGGAGAGTGCCATGAAGGATATGCTCAAGGAGTACATGCGAGTAGTTCGTAAGGTGCAAGACGCAATAGAAGGAGAGGACATAGACAACATAATCCCCGCACTCTCATCGGTGTTGGGGGAGGTTGGTGCGTTCTCTGAAATGGACAAGAAACGATTGGTGTTTTTTGTAGTTGGTTCGATTGATAGGATCTATCAGAATCATGGAGGTGGATGTGAACATAAAGGTAAACCTAACTAAGGAGAAGTAAATGAGAAAGAAGATAAGCAAGTCCGAGAAAATTCGTCGGGTATTCCAACAAAACCCAACTGCCGTAGCCAAAGAGGTGGCTACTAAACACAAGGTAGATGTAGCCTTGGTGTATCAGATACGCAAGAAAGTAATCGGCGACAGAAACAATGTCGTGGTGGCTCATGCTGTGAGCCACCCCTCGTCAGCCAACCAACAACAAGTTGGTGGATCTCACTACAAGTCGATGCCGATCCAACCGTGGGAAGCCATGCAAGCATGGATGACACCTGATGAGTTCAAGGGATTCTTGAAGGGCAACGCAATCAAATATCTTGCTAGGTGTAATGCCAAAGGTGGCCTCGAAGATGTGAAGAAAGCACATCACTACACCGCCAAACTAATTGAGGTGAGCAAATGATGGAAATCCTATGGGAGATATTTAAGTGGGTCATGTTCTTGCTTGGTTGTGTAACCACGCTAGGTGCATTAGTCACACTTGCATTTATATGGATGCAAGATAGATGAGTACCGACTTCTTTGACTACGCATCAATCATGCTACGAATGGATAAGTTGAACAGAGAGATCCATGACCTACTGATTGAAGGTAAGTACTCGACAAGCGCACCATTGGCAAAAGAACTTCTTTTCCAAACGCGACTGCTTGACCTATGGATTACACAAAAGTTGGAAGCACATGGACATAATCACGATTGACTTTGAAACATACTATGACAAAGAGTATTCGCTTTCAAAGATGACCACCGAAGCCTACATCCGTGACCCTCGCTTTGAGGTGATCGGTGTAGGTGTCAAGGTAAACAAAGAGCCTACCATTTGGTATAGCGGTACGAATGTCAAGGGATTCCTGACGGGGTTAGACTACTCCGATAAGGCAATCCTTTGCCATCACACCGCCTTTGATGGGGCAATCCTGTCATGGCACTTTGGCATCAAGCCAAAGTTGTGGCTCGACACACTCAGCATGGCACGACCATTCCACAACATGACGGTAGGTGGCAGTCTCAAAGCACTCGCCACTTACTACGAACTCGGTGCGAAGGGCGATGAAGTTCTTAACGCATCAGGTAAACGCAGGGGGGACTTTGCGCCTGACGAACTCGCACGATACGCAGACTACTGCAAGAACGATGTGGACTTGACCTATCAATTGTTCAAGAAACTGAGCAAGGACTTCCCCATATCTGAACTCATGGTCATTGACCAAACCCTACGGATGTACACCGAACCAGTCATCGAGTTGGATGTGCCAACCTTAGAGCAACATCTTGATAGTGTGTTGCAACGCAAAAAAGATTTGCTCATGGACATGGGGTTGGGCGATGGTATCTCTGACGAGACTCTGACCAAGGCGTTGATGAGCAACAACATCTTTGCCAAGTTCCTTACCAACCTTGGGATCGAACCCCCTACAAAGATAAGCCCACGCACAGGCAAGGAAGCCTTTGCCTTTTCCAAAACCGACAAAGCGTTCACCGACTTACTAGAACATCCTGACGAGAGGGTGCAGTCTGCGGTGGCGGCTAGGCTCGGAATCAAATCGACCATCGAAGAAACCCGCACGAAGGCACTAATAGAAGTGGCGGGTCGTGGTCGGCTACCCATCATGCTCAACTACTACGGCGCACACACAGGCAGATTCTCAGGCGGGGACAAACTCAACCTACAAAATCTACCCGCCCGTGGCAACAACTCTATACGACGCGCACTCAAAGCACCAACACACCACAAGTTAATTGCATGTGATAGTTCACAAATTGAGGCCCGCATGGTTGCGTATGTTGCGGGACAGGATGAGTTAGTCCAAGCGTTTGCGGAAGGGCGTGATGTGTACTCAGAGTTTGCGACCGAAGTCTATGGGCGAACCATCACCAAGCAAGATAAAGTAGAGCGATTCGTGGGCAAGACCTGTATCTTGGGACTTGGCTACGGCATGGGGGCTGAGAAGTTTCGGCGCACCCTAGAGATAGGACAGGCGGGGATCTCAGTTAGGATCGACCTAAATGAAGCAGACCGTATCGTTCGCCTGTACCGACAGAAGAATTGGAAGATCGTTCAACTGTGGCAGAAGTGTGGCAACGCCCTCAACCATATAGCAACGGGACAGGCAGGGCAGATTGTCGATTGGATTCCATATGATAGCGAGGGCATCATACTGCCCAACAAGATGCGTATACGATACCCTGCCTTACGCACAGATGGCAATCAATTCCTTTATATCTCAGACGCAAGAGAGTACCGCAAGGCAGTAAGTAAGCGGGTGATGACAGGCGAAGTGAGCGAAGTCAACTGGACAAAAATCTATGGCGGGAAAGTCACAGAGAATTTGATTCAAGCCTTGGCTCGTATCGTCGTGGCAGAACAGATGGCGGCGATTGGTCAGCAATACCATGTGGCTTTCCAAGTCCACGATGAGATCATCATTGCAGCACCGGCAGCCGATGCGTCTAACGCAGAGCAACATCTTGTCAGGATAATGTCAACCCCTCCGATCTGGGCGCAAGGGCTACCCGTCGCTTGTGAATCGGGTATGGCAGACAATTACGGCGACACTTGACACCTTCCAAAATGCGTGATACATTTCCCTTTCCAAATAAGTTAAGGGCGGTGGAAGTCCCACCGCTGACAATATGAAACTGAGTCATTCATACAGTTCAATCAAACTGTACGAGAACTGCCCCTACCGTTACTTCCGTCAGCGTGTGCTGAAGGATGTGGTGGATGAGGGGGGCGAAGCCAGTAAGCATGGCGAACGGATACATGCGTTCCTTGAGCATCGGCTTAAATCCAACAACTTGTTGCCACAAGAGATCGCCCACTACGAACCGCTTTGCCAATCAGTCGAACGCTTGTCGGCAGGGGGTGAGTTGCATATCGAACATGAACTGGTGCTGACCGAGAACCTTACACCAACAGGTTGGTGGGAGGCAGACGCTTGGTTGCGTAGCAAACTTGACATACTTGTAATAAACGATACCATCGCTAATGTGATGGATTGGAAAACAGGTAAGAGAAACGCCGACCAATTTCAGATGCAGTTGTTTGCGGCACAGGTATTCCAAAACTTCCCTGAGATACAGACCGTCAGGACTAGCCTAGTGTGGCTCAAGACAATGGAGATGGACACCGAGACTTATTACAGGTCGCAGGTAAATGAACTGTGGGCGGATGTGATGAAGCGAATCCAACGCATCTACAAGTCGTTGGAGCATGACAACTGGCCTATGAAACCATCGGGTCTATGTCGGTTCTGCCCTGCTCGACACGACTGCGTGAGTGCTAGGGTTTAACCTTACTTGACAAGAGCGTAAAGTGTCTTACAATACACCCGAAGGCAAGGTAAAGAAGAAGGTAGTTGAGGTATTCAAGAGGCATGGTGTTTGGTATTTCTTTCCCGCCAACAATGGGTTTGGCAAGGCAGGGATACCCGATCTGATTGCCATAGTAAGAGGGCAGTTTATGGGCGTTGAGGTCAAGGCAGACAAGACCAAGAAGCCCACGATGTTGCAAGTGAAGTGTGGTCAGGAGATTCAAAACGCAGGTGGTTGGTGGATGGTGGTGTATGACGAGCCGACCCTTGCGTTGATGGAACAAATAATAAAAGAGAAACTTTACAGGTGAACAAACAATGTTAGTAGTCCAAGATGCCAAAGCACTGGCATTAAAACTCAACAACCCGAACAGGGTTCTTGAAACCATACCGACTGCCAAGCCGTTCGAGTATCAAGGCGTACCCCTTGTGGTCACACCCCATCGTCTTGATGAGGTGCGGGTACTGCGAAACCTTGGCATCCAAGCCCCATCCCCCATTCTGTATTACTACGATTGGCCCGGTCAGTACACACCGTATGAGCATCAGAAACAAACTGCGGCGTTCTTGACGTTGAACCAACGCGGTCTTGTGCTGAATGAAATCGGTACAGGTAAAACTCAGTCGGCGTTATGGGCGGCTGACTATCTCATACAGACAGGGCAGATTGAAAAGGTACTGATCCTTTCACCACTCTCAACCCTTGAGCGTGTATGGGGCGACGGTATATTTACAGGATTCCCACACCGCAAGTTCTTTGTGTTGCATGGCACTGCCGCTAAACGCAAGCAGTTGCTCAGAGAAGATGCTGACTTCTACATCATCAACCATGATGGCTTTCCCATCATCGCAGACCAAGCACTTGGTATGTTTGACTTGGTGATCGTGGATGAAGCGGCAGTCTTGCGTAACCCATCGACACAACGCTTCAAGATATTTCGTAAGTGGATGGACACGAATCCAACAACACGTTTGTGGTTGATGACTGGCACACCTACACCCAACGATCCTACCGATGCGTGGGCTTTGGCTAAGTTGGTTAACAGTCCATACTGCACCAAGACATTCACATCATTCCGTGAACAGGTGATGATGAAGATCGGTCAGTGGAATTTTGTACCACGACCTGAGTCGGTGGACATTGTGAAGAACATACTGCAACCTGCGGTACGGTACACCCGTGATGAATGTTTTGACCTACCCGACACGGTAGTGCAGACACGACAGGTAGACCTGACCCCATTGCAGAAGAAGCACTACACCCAAATGCTCAAGCACTTTGTATCAGAGGCGGCAGAGGGAACAATCACTGCGGTCAACGAAGCAGTCAAGATACAGAAACTCGTACAGATTTGTTGCGGTGTGGCATACGGCGACGACGGCCAGCATATCGAAGTTGATGCTACGCCACGGGTTAACTTAGTAAAGGAGGTAATCGAAGAAGCAGGGGAGAAAGTAATTGTGTTCGTACCGCTGACAGGTACTCTGCACATGTTGGAGAAAGAACTTGGTAAGCATTGGACAGTTGGTGTAGTGAATGGCGAAGTATCCGCACATAAACGAAATCAAATCTTCCATGATTTCCAACACGCTAAACATCCACATGTGTTGATTGCCCACCCCGGCACAATGGCACATGGCTTGACGCTGACAACGGCATCAACGATTGTGTGGTACGGCCCGATCAATAGCAATGAACAATACACACAAGCAAATGGTCGGATAGAGCGCATTGGTAAGAAGCATGTATCCAATGTGATCCACATTGAAGCAACCGATCTTGAGCATAAGATTTATCAACGGCTCAAGAACAAACAGAAGTTGCAGGGTTTGTTACTTGATTTAATTCAACAAGAAACTGAGAGGTGATTATGAGTGTAACTGTCGATGATGTTGTTGCGGCGTATCTCAAACTCCGTAACAAGAAGGAAGCCATCGAAGCCGAGATGAAGGATCAAGTCAAGGTTTTGAAGGAGAAGATGGAACAGTTCGAGGCATGGATCAAGGAACAGGCTGACGCCCAAGGCGTTACCAGTTTCAAAACCAAGCATGGGACTGCGTTCCTAACCACAACCGACTATGCCAATGTTGCTGACTGGGATGCCGTACTTGGATTCATTCGAGAGAATGACGCATACGACATGCTTGAGAAGCGCATCAGCAAAGTTGCAGTTCGTGGATACATAGATGCAACCAAAGCAGTACCCCCCGGCGTGAACTACGGCACGAAGTTGGAGGTAAATATCCGTAAGCCCGTAGCCCGTGTTGAAGATTAACCGCTCACTAAAGGAGAAAACCATGAGCAATCTAGTCCCCGTAAATATCCAAGTCCCCGCGCACTTGGCAAGCCGCATCGGCACACCATCGTTACTCGCTCAGTCAATGGCGGGTGGCCTTGGTAGTGGCGGTGAATCCATCCCCCGCATCAGCATCAAAGGTGCGCGGTTCCGTATCGTCGAGGGTGACACCGAGACTGTATTGGATACCACAACCATTGATGTAGTCATCGTCGGTGCAAACCCCCGTCTGTCAAAGACTTGGTACGCAAAGGCATGGACTCCTGACTCTGAGCCACAAGCACCTGACTGCTTCTCGTTGGATGGTATCGGCCCTGATCCGTCAGCCACACAACCACAAAATGACCTGTGTGCGTCTTGCCCACAGAACGCTTGGGGTAGCAAAGTGACTCCACAAGGTCAGCAGATCAAA